GAATTATGCAGCCGGAAAAATTCGTCAGATCGGCGCCTTTAAAAACAGTGCCACCGCGTTTTCATCCGCTGATGTTACCGCGTTACATAACGCATGTAATGGCCAGGTGGCGCTCCATAAGGAGGTATGGGAGTATATGCCGCTGATATCAGTGGCACAGCTGACCTGACCACATTACCGGATTTATCCGCGCTTACTGCCAGCCTGGTAATGCCATGTATCGGCCAGGATGGTAACGGCCTGGGTGCATTCCTTTTCGCTACCACTGGCAAATCAGTTACCACAATGGGCGCAACCCTGGGAGCGTTGGCATATGCGCAGGTAAATGAAGATATCGCATGGGTTCAGAAATTCAATATGTCAGACGGCACCGAACTTGACGTACCGGCAATGGCAAACGGCCAGCTCGTTCGTGATCTTTCCGACGGTTTACTGGGATCACTCCAGGACAAGGCGTACAACTTTTTGCGCTTTTTCGTGGGTGTTTCTGGTTCATACTTTAACGACGACAGGACTGCCGTATCCGTTCAGTCGGATTACGCATATGCCTCAAACGTTCGCACGATCCAGAAGGCGACACGCGGAGTATATGCTGGCCTGATCCCCGCGTTAAATTCACCGCTGACATTAAACTCAGATGGCGCACTTACCGATGTATCCATCGAATACCTGACTACCCTGGCGGAAAAAAACCTCCAGCAAATGCAGCGCGATACTGAGATAAGCGCCTTTGCGGTTGCCATCGACGCGACGCAAAACGTTTTATCGACTGGTAAGATAATCATTACCGTGAATATCGTGCCGGTAGGTGTGGCCCGCAATATACAGGTAAATATAGGCTTTAACGTTTCAATCCAATAATAACATGCCGCAACAAGTACCATTAATAAACGGTGTCGCTTATGACTGGGGCAGTATTTCGTTTGTACTGTTTGGCCAGCCATTGATCGGCATAACGAAAATCGACTATAAGGAAACCCAGAAAAAGGAAAACCTTTTAGGATGGGGGCGCAAACCTATCGCACGCGGTTACGGCGCTTTTGAGTACGAGGGCAGCATTGAGGTTTACGTGGACGAGTGGAAACGCATAATTGCGGCCAGCCCCACACGTAGCCCGCTGGAAATTCCGCCCTTTGACATTCCAGTCGTATACGGCGGCAGTGGTGTTTTACCTACCCGTGACGTACTTCGCGCCGTGGAGTTCCTGGAAAACCCATTTACAGTCGGCGCTGGCGATACCAGCATTAAGGTTACGATCCCGCTGATTATCGCAGCCATCGACCGTTAACAATATCGCAAACTGACAAACAAACAATAATGAAGAAAGTACACCAGGCCGAGGCCGAGCAAGCGATCGAAGTCAGGCCAAAAACCGACGCCGAACTTATCGCGGAACATAATGCAATGGCTAAAGAAAAAGCAGAACAGTTAAGTATACGCGAAAAATCAAAGGTCACCCCGATACTGTTTTACCAAAATGGTAACGCGTCCGATCCTATTATCGGTTACCTGAAGCATCCCACCAGGGTCGCAAAGGTTGCCATAATGGATAAGAGCGACCAGGCTGGCAATTTCAGCGCAGGCGCCGAAATGCTTAATATCTGCCTGTTAAAAGCAGATAGCGACCCCCGCCTATCTAGTGAGGCAGAACAGTACGACGACGTTTACATGGGTGCCATCCTGGCCGCCCAGGATTTGATAAAGGCGTCGATCAATCAGATAAAAAAAAACTAGCTAGTTATATAATCACGGAGGGGAGCGGCGAATTATCAAAAATCGGCGCTCTCGTCCGTTTTTATTTTAACATATCCTTGGACGAGTGGGAACGCATTACAGAAGATCAATTACTGGAGGCATGGGGCCAATTAATTTATGCCCTGAAGCAAACCGGACAAATGACTAAATAAAATGGGAGACACTAACGTACAATATACGCTTTCATTAACTGACCTACTTACCGGCAAACTGGCCCAGGCGGATCAATCCGCTAAAAACCTGGATGCCACAATGGGCGGCCTTCAGAATACTATCAATAAGGTAGGCATGGCGTTTGGTGTCGCGCTGGGCATCCAAGGCGTTAAACAATTCGCTGGCGCTGTTATCGATGCAGGTACGACGGTTGAAAATGCACAAACCGGATTAACTACTCTGCTAAAAAATGCAGGTGAAGCTAAAGAGGTGATTCAAAATACAATGGCCGATGCCCAGACTACGCCGTTTGCATTCGAGGGATTACTGGCAGCTAATAAGGCGCTGATCGCGGCCAATGTTAACGCTAAGGAAGCACGTGGTACAATTCTGGACTTGGCCAATGCTATCGCAGCTACCGGCGGCGGCGACGCTGAGTTGCAGCGTATGGTCGTTAATTTACAGCAGATTAAAAATACTGGCAAAGCGTCGGCAATGGATATACGACAATTCGCTTTTGCCGGTATCAACATATACCAGTTATTGGCGGATGCCACCGGACTGCCGGTAGAAAAAACAAAGGATTTATCGGTTAGCTACGATTTGTTACGGTTTGCATTACGTAAGGCACACGCCGAGGGTGGCCTGTATGCAAATGGCCTGGAGAACATGGCCAATAACACCAGCGTACAAATTAGCAACCTGGGCGACAGCCTATTTAAGTTGAAGGTCACAATGTTTAATGACCTCAAACCGGCATTAACCGACCTGATCGCCACCGGCATGGACTTTATCAAATGGCTGGGGTCCGCCTGGGAATGGGTTAAACGTAACCACGAAATGCTGGAGGCATTGGGGAAAGGTATTTTAACCGGCGTTATCGCATTGAAAGCGTATAAACTGGCGATACAGGGCGCGGTATTGTGGGAGAAAATCCAGTACGCCAGTATAACGTTACTGGGTGATGGATTTCTGACCGCAACGGCTGGTACAAAATTATTTGCTGGTGGTATGCAGATGTTAAAGGCGGCCATGTTAAGTAATCCGATCGGCCTTATGGCTGTAGCCGTCGGAGCGTTGGCGTCTGCTTTTTTCCTGTTTGACGATAGCACGCACAAGGCCACCGCATCCCTGGAGAATTTTAATATGTCCTTAATGAAAACGGACCTATACGTGGATAAGGTCCAGCAGAAACTCAGCAAGGGCATTTACACGGATCAGGGCGCCATGATCGATAAAATGAATGCTCAGGAAACGGCGCAATTTAGAGACAATGCACTGGCTAGGGAAAAGGAAATAAAGGATAAAATAGACGAGAACGACGCGGCCATGAATGCCTTAATGAAAAAGGCGCCAAATACTAATAATCTAAACCGTATCAGTGAGCTAGAGGATGCAAACAAAATACTGGCAGCTAATTTATTACAGACTAGAAAATCACGGGAACAGGCGGATGCACATTTTAAAAAGCTGCCAAAGGGAGGAGATATTAATAATAAGTTCGCGGGAGATGTAGCACTGAAGCAAACCCATAAGGTTACCGGCAGCCGAACCGTGACAATAAACATACACATTAACGAGCTTATCCACGATTTCACCGTTAAAACCACAACGATCACCGAAAGCGCCGCCAAAATTGCCGAACGAGTTACCCAAACTTTACTATCAGCGGTAAACGATTCGCAAATAGTGGCCGGGCAAAACTCTTAACATGACAAGGCCATTAATAATATCACAGGTCAACACGGTAGCGTTTCTACGAAAAATGAACGTACCGACTAGCACGCCGGTTATTAAAAACGATAATCCGTATATCGGTCGTATACCCGAGGGCGTGCTACCTGATCCAGCCATGTATATGTCGTCGCTGGGCACGCCAGTGGTCGCTGATATTGTTTTCCAGGGTGGAACATATACGGACGATCAGACTGGCAAACAAATTACTTTCGACGAGATCACCCTGGCCACCGTCCTGGTAACGGTTAGCCAGCCGAAACGGGTAATAAGGACCGAGATACAAGGCCGCAATGGATCGGTAAAGGAATATATCGGCATGGACGACTACCAGGTTACGATCAACGGTATTATAACAGGAACGAACGGTACATTTCCATTTCAGGAAGTTGCCGCCCTTCATAATGTGCTAAAGGCGCCGATCACCCTGCCGGTAGTGTCCGCATACCTGCAACTGTTTGATATTTTCAACTTGGTGATAATCGATTTTTCTTTCGATCAGGAACCGGGCGGATATTCAAAGCAAAGTTTTGTTATTAACGCAATAAGCGACGCGCCAGTCGAATTAATAATACAATGAGTAACCAGGGCATGTATAGGGTAATTACTAGGATTACGTTTGTGCAGCAGCCGAACGCGGATTTTCCTAACCGTAACCGTACTCTGATTTATAATTTTGCGAACGCATACGACACCGGCGATTCCTGGCGAACCATGACCAATACCTGTAAAATCACTATCCCTAAAAACGTATATGTACGTGACAAAAACAATACACTTATAAATTTATCAGGTACAAACGTTAATATAGGTGGCTTTGCAGATAGCGCGCCATTATTTTTACGGGGTGACCAGGTTACCGTCGAAGCGGGTTACCGTTTTTTCGATGGCCAGAATAATGAAAAAGTACTTACCTCGACCTGGTTTACCGGATACATCCGCAACGTGGGCAGTAAAAAGCCGATTGTCCTGGAATGTGAGGATAGCATGTTTAAATTAAAGCAGATTATTGCGCCAAACAAAACATGGACGGCGACCACTTCTATGGAGGATATTTTGACCGAGCTAATGGCCGGTACTGGTTTTAAGGTAAACGCTTTGACAAATACGACCTTGGGCGAATTTTCAACCCATAACGAAACAGTGGCCGAGGTCCTGGGACGCCTAAACAAAGATTACCATTTTTATCCTTATTTCCGTGGCAATGAGTTACGGATCGGCAGCGAGGTATATATCGAACAGGATGCGATCGACAGCGGTAAAAAAGTGTTTCGGTTTCAGCGTAATATTATATCTGACGAATTGCAATACACTCGTACTGACGACCTGGAGCTTTCAGCCGTGGCGTACAGTGTAAATAAAATCGAATTACTGGGCGCCTTAACACGCAGCGGTAAGCGTAGAACCAAACATAAGCGCCTGGAGGCATTGGTCACGATCCGAAACGGCAGAACGACCAGCTACGTACGACCGGATAACAGTTTGCAATCCGATTTTGCGCCAAATGTAAACGGGGAACGGCGAACACTGTATTTCTGGAACGTGCAGACGACGGACGAGTTAATTAAACTGGCCGAGGCAGAACTAAAAAAGTATTATTATCAGGGTTTCAAGGGCAAATTTGTTACTTTTGGCATACCCTTCGTACGGTCAGGCGATAACGTGGATATCATGGACGACGTGCTCCCAGAAAGAAATGGCCGGTTCAAGGTACGCAGTGTAAAATATTTCGGTGGCGTCGATGGATTACGCCAGGAGATCGAGCTGGATTATTTAATTACCCGCCTTAATAGCAGAGGCGACGCCATAGCGTAAAAATGAAAGATCAATTAAAGCAGGCCATACAGCAGATAGCAGGTACTTACCTTGTGGATAAGGTGCACATGGCAGTCGCCCAGGTTATTTCGACTGATATAAACGCCTGTACCTGCACGTGTAAATTGATCCACGGTAATACGACCGATGAAAAAATTACCGTTTCGTTGATGGCTGAAGTTTCGGACGGGTGGCTGGTGATCCCTGCAAATAACAGTACGGTTATAATTATTTGGTCCGATCGGCAGCTCCCATATGTGGCTATGTTTAGCGATATTCAGGACATTTACCTAGATGCAACCGGGAAAATAACCATGAACCAGGGAACACAGGGCGGTATCCCAATTGCTGGCAGTTTAGTGGCACGGTTAAACCTGATCGAAAACGCATTTAACGCGCTTAACGCAAAGGTAAATGCCCTAGCGCCCACGCCGGTGATCCCTAATTTAGTGCTGACACAAATATACCAGATCGAAAACCCAAATGTGACACATGGCTGACAACAAGGATATCGCGTTATACAAGAACGAACCGCTTACCCAAAACGGCGATTTTTATATCGCATTTTCGGACGAACAGCATGTAATGGATACGATCGCCGCGTTTCCTGGATGGTGGAAACAGAACCCGCCGGACGGCGTTGGTTTGTTCGCTTATCTTAATAGCGCAGGCAAAGAGGCAGCGCTAAAGCGCAGCATCAAGATAAATTTATTATCAGACGGATATCGAGCTGATGCCGTAACAGTGTCGAACGATTCAGCCGGTAACCTTTCAATCGTACCCAATGCTGAAAAATTATAACGCCGTTTATGGGCAAAGCATTTTCGACATATGCCTGAATACATACGGGACCCTGGACCGTGTAATTAAGCAGCTTGTGGATAGCGGCGCCGGTCAGGGTGTGGACGATATACCAGCCAGCGGCCAGGTATATGTATACGATGACAGCTTAGTGGTGGATCAGTTAGTTAACCAGGCATACCTGTTATCTGGCATAAGATACGCGACAATTAACGGCGCAAATGGACAGACGTATTATATTATAAATCAAAACCCGGCGGTCCCGGTTGTACCAGGTAGCCCTGGCGCACCTGTAACGCCGCCAAATCCGGCGACTATGGTAACCCAGGTAAACGGCACCAGCTTTGTAAGTGGCGCCGATGGCACTACTGTTATTACGCCATTCGACAAAGACGGTAACAGTATGATCGGTTGCGATATCGTGCAGATCGAAAAGGAGATCAGACCGATTATTAACGCAAATTTCGTATGGAATAAAAATACCGGCATCTTGACGCTGACCAATGGGGAAACCCTCGACGCCGGGCAAACGCTTTTTATCATTTATTCAAAACAAATCAACGCATGAAAAAACTCTCTTTGGTCCTGATCCTGGTTTTTAGCGTTCTTATTACAACAGCCCAGACCTGGACTAACGTAAATGGCCGATGGCAATATCAGTACGTACGGTTCGACAATACCGTCGGAACATTCACACCGCCATTAGACACCCTGCCAGGTGCCCCCATTGGTAGCGTAGCGGTAAAAAACGACGTTCCATACTTTAAACACTCCAGCGGTTTCTGGTTACCCATAACCGGATCAGCCGCAAACCTGGCAACTACCAATCTGGTAGCAACTGGCAATTATTCCCATAATTGGAAAGGTAAAAACTTAAATATCGATTCAATAGGTTTTCTGGGATTTACTGGGTATGGTAATTATTTTGGCGGACCTCAACGGGTGCAATATAATTTTGTTCCCAGCTCATTTACCCAGGCGGTCACCATTGCACATACCATAAGAAACGCAGCCAATACGAGCGACAGCGCCACCAGGTCCATCGTTTTTAATGCTGGCGGCATTAATGAGACTGTAACGGCCAGCGGTAAAACCAGCAGTATTATATTAGGCGATAACGCCGCCGGGCAAACGGTGACCATAATGGGCGCCGATAGCACATATATTGGTAAGGCAGTCGCAAAAACTACAGCCGATAGTGTTTTCGCCGTCGGACCACTTCAGAACAGCGGTAAAACAAATGTACTGTACAAAATACCAGCGTCCGGTTTATCTGGTAAAAACCTGGCAACCGCACCCCTTACCGCTACAGGTGATTATATACATAATTGGGCAAACCACCAGCTATATATCGATACACTAAAAGCATATCAGTTTAAGTATTATACCGATGGCGTTTCTGGTTATGCCGGTCGCAAACGCACTGGTTATTATCAATGGACTGGAAGTACCGGCCATCAATGGTACGACGTTGTTCGTAATGTATCAAATAACAGCGATTCCCTTAGCCTTGTGGTGCAAGCCAGACCCGAATGGTTTACAGCCCAAACTTCCAGTGGATTTAATACCACATCAAACTTTTTTGTAACGAATGGCCTTGTACAACAGCAGGCGGTTAGGTTGCTCAAGCAAACGGGCACATATGTATATACTGATTCGGTTGTGTTTTCAACTGATAGTAATAGCGTTAATTTACCATTGAATTTGAGATTACGCAATTTGCAAAAATCAGGTTCGCCAATTTATAATTTATCTGTTAATAGTAATGGAGATGTGATTGCCGCCAGAAATACCATTGCAGCCTGTAGTGTTAAAGATAATGGCGCGGATACAACCGGGACGACCGATGTTAGTGGTATAGTTCAGGCAATGGTTAATAATGGGTGTAAAAATATAAAATTCCCTGCCGGTAATTATTTATTTACAAACACGGTTCAGTTGAAGGATAGTGTTACAATTTCGGGGGATGGAAAAGCCAGTGTAATAAAACTGGGTAGGAATAAACCTGGGTTTAGGTGTGGGTTTACAAATGGCCAATGGTGTACATTCAGGGATTTTTCTATAACTGGGTCATATTCTGATTCATCTTCACAGGAAGGAATACACGCAGACAGTTGTAAGGGCATTTATGTAAATAATGTGTACTTTTTTAAAACAGGTGGACCAGCAATTCATTTTTACCGCAACAAGTCTTCTACTGAGGCAAATACGATTTTAGGCTGTTACGCAGACAGTTGTAAAATTGGCTTTTATACCGACATTGCAGAGTTTAATAAAATTACCTGCAATACGATTGCTTATTGCGATACTGGTTTAAAAATAAACAGCGGTAATGTCATCGCCGATAACAATAATATAACAAGGGGTTCAATAGGTGTTTATTTATCCGGGCATAGTGCCATACCAGCAGGTGATTTTAACGACGGTCATACTGTAATGACCGGCAATTTAATCGCTCATAATACTTATGCGGGTTTGTTTTGTGATGGAGTGACTAACGGGGAACAGTTTGGGCATAACATCATTAGAAACAACGGCATATATGACATTTATGCGCAAAATTCAGATAACTTATGGTTCGATAATAATGATCTTGGCATTGACACTTTAGCTTTTATTAATTGCACCAATACAAATTTATCTTCTACAAATAAATTTTGGAATGTAACAGTTGGAAGGCCGGGACCGCCTGACCAATTTGGTGCGTGGAAAATAGTTGGCACGCCGCCGACTGTTGCTGGTAGTGGGTGGGCTCAGAACACACTTTCATTATACGATGTCCAAAACAATAAAAGATTCGATATATCTCATACAAATAACACAATCGATATTTCAACCACCAACACAGGAAAGATAAGAACATCGGACTCATTAATTACACCAGTTTTAGCTGGCGGAGAGTTGGTAGGTAGTAATATAAAAATATATGCGACTACAAATAGTAATAAAACTGGTAGTAAAATATATTTAGGCGATAGTTCTGTATATGATCCTTCGGTACCAAAACTCGGTATTAACAATATAAATCCAGTGTACATGCTGGATATGTTTAAAACAAGCGGAACGCTTGGTATTAATACTGTTAATTTAGGCCCGACTAGTTTAAGTTTTCTACGATTTAAAAATGACGCTAACAATGTCGCACAATTTATATTCGGCGGCTCAGGCTCGGCGCCGTTCGTTCCAAATGGCGGACTATTGATTGATGGGCAAAATTATTTTGGCATATGTTCAGAAAACGGACAAATAAGCTTTGGAAATTCCACCACCCTTAATGGTTACAATGAACATGCACGTTTTACCAATAATCACCATTTTTTAATAGGAAGCATAACTGATAATGGGCATGTATTACAGGTTAACGGAGCAGTAACGATTAATAAA